CGGCTGAGGGTTTGGAGTTGCTGACGACGAAGTGGCGGGATCCAGCTACTCCGACGAAGGCGGCTGCGGCTGATGCGGTGATGAAGCTTGTTACTGCTGGTGTGTTGCCGCCCGATTCTGCTGTGACGCTTGAGCAGCTTGGGTTTGATCAGACGACGATTGATCGGATTGTTGCGGATCGGCGCCGGGCTCAGGTTGGTACGAGGTTGGATGCGTTGGTGAATGCCGCGAAGGCTTCTCCGCAGGGGGTTGTTGATGTCGCTGCAGATGCTGAGGGTGTTCGAGCAGGCGAATGACGGTATAGCGGCGTTGGTTGAGCGTGATTTGGTGGCTTTTCTTTCGGCGCTGGATTTTGCTAAGCCGGCTGCGGTGCGTGATGCGCTGTTTGATTTTGTGCCGGCGCTCGTTGCTGAGTACGGGGACGTTGCGGCGGGTGTCGCGGCTAACTGGTACGACGAGTTGCGGGATTTGGAGGGCGTGGGTGGGGCGTTCAGTGCCCCGCTCGCCGCCACTATGCCTGATGCCCAGGTGAAGGGCCGCTTGGGGTTCGCAACACGCCCGGACGGGCCGCTGTGGGCCGGCGATGCGGACACGATGTCGGCGTTCCTCGGGATGATGTCGAACGAATACGCCCTACAGCCTGGCCGCGACACAGTGATGCAGGCGGCACACGCTGACAACGCCGCTTATGCCCGTGTTCCCGAGCCTGGCGCTTGCAAGTTCTGCCTGATGCTGTCGTCAAGAGGGTTTGTGTACTCGAAGGACACCGTTGGCGACTCGAAGAAGTTCCACGGCAAATGCCGGTGCAACATCCTGCCATCTTGGGATGAAACCCGAGCCAGAGTCGAGTACGGCTATGACCCTGATGCGCTGTACGACCAATACCGAGCGTTGAGAGACGCCAAATAAGACATCCATGGTTCTCCCATGATGCGGTACGCGCCCGTTGCGCGGTTCATTTGATGCCCGTACGGGGCCTAAACGGAAAGGGGTGTTTCGGCGTGTCCGAAAACACTGAGATTACCGCTGACGCGGGAGAACCGACCGGCACCGAAAGCGCTGAGGCGTTCAAGGCTCCTGCTTCACAGGAAGAACTTGACCGCATCGTGCAGGCGCGTTTGGACCGGGAGCGCAAGCGCTTCTCCGATTACGAAGAGTTGAAGGCGAAAGCCAGCAAGCTCGCAGAGATCGAGGAAGCGAACAAGACCGAAGCCGAAAAGGCTCTGGCCCGTGCGGAGGCCGCTGAGAAGCGTGCAGCCGAGTTGGAATCCAGGACGCTGAAGGCCGAGGTTGCCGCCGCTAAGGGTGTCCCTGCTTCGCTGCTGACGGGCAGCACGCAGGATGAGCTTGAGGCCGCGGCGGATGCGCTTATTGCTTTCCGCGGGGAACAGAAGGCTGGGCCTAAGTCCGAGTCTCTGGGCCGCGTGAACCAGAACACCGTGAAGGGCTCGACTGGCGACCAGTTCGCGGACTTCTTCACTAACCAACTTTCCTCTTAAAGGAGTGAGCCAACATGGCTGGTATTGACCTGAATCGTACTTCCACTAACGTCGGCGGGCTGCTGCCCCGCGAGATCTCGCAGGAGATCTGGGCGACCGCCGTTACCGAGTCTGTCATCATGCAGGCTTCCCGCCAGATCAGCATCCCCGGTTCGGGTCTGACTATCCCGATCATCACGGGAGACGCTGAGGCCGGCTGGGTCAATGAGACCGATGAGAAGCCGGTTTCTCAGGCGACGGTGGGCAACAAGTCCATCACCCCCTACAAGCTCGCTGTCATCGAACTGTTCTCGGACGAGTTCCGCCGCGACCTGCCGGGCCTGTACGCCGAACTGGCTCGCCGCCTGCCTTCCGCGCTGGGCCGCAAGTTCGACAGCACGATCCTGAACGGTACGGCTCCGGGCTCGAACTTCGATGTTCTCTCCGGCTCCACCGCTGTTGCACTGGACGCCACTGACACCATCGGTGACCTCGTGACCGCGCTGACCACGGTTGGCACTGCCGGCGGCGACGTGAGCCACTGGCTCATCGCCCCGCAGGCTGAGGGCACCATTATGACCGCTAAGGACGGCCAGGGTAACTACGCTTTCCTGCGTGACGCCCGAAACGATTCCGGCGCTGTCGGTTCCATCTTCGGCCGCGATGTGCTGAAGTCCTCCGCGGTTTACAACAACCCGGCTACCGGCGCTGACGTTGTTGGCTTCGCTGGTGACTTCGCTAACTCCGCGCTGTGGGGTTCTGTCGAGGGCATCAAGGTTGACATCAGCAACCAGGCGACCGTGAACAAGGGCGGCACCCAGATCAACCTGTGGCAGCGGAACATGTTCGCTATCCGGGCCGAGGTTGAGGTTGGGTTCGTTGTCCGTAACGGCGCCCACTTCGTGAAGCTGACCGGCGCAACCACCGCCTAATGATTCTGATCAACCCGTTTACCGGGAAGGAGGTTGACGCCTCAGACGAGAGCGTTGACCTCCTTCTCGGTGCCGGCTTCACGAAGCAGGAGCCGGAAGCCGTGGAGCCTGAGAAGGTTGCCGCGCCGTCCCGTCGTGGGCGCCCGCGTAAGAACTGACCTCTTGGAAGGGGTTGACTGATGGCTTGGACTTCCCCGCAGGACGTGAAAGACCGCTGGCTACTCGGTGAGGTGCCGGTGCCTGATTCTCAGCTTGCCGTGTTGATTGGTGACGCTGAGGATACGGTCGGTTCGGAGTTCTCTGACATTCAGTCGCGGATTGATGCGTTGACTTTGCCGCTTGTTCGGGTGCAGAAGGTTGTTGCCCGGATGGTTATTCGGCATATTCGTAATCCGGAGGGTATTCGGCAGATCAGCGAGGGTACGGGGCCTTTCACGGGTTCCCGGACTTACGGCGGTGACGAGCCTGGCGCTATGTATCTGACGGATGAGGACCGGGCCGAGTTGGCTGGCACGAAAACCGGACAGCGCGCTTTCACTATCGACACGGTCCCTAGCACTTCACCGTTCAGCCCTTACTATGTGCCGCCGATTGGTGGCTGGTGATGAGTATCGTCCTTGGTTTCCCGGTCCACCTGTCGGCCCGGCACCCGTTCGGCGTCGAGGTTGAGGTTCTTCGGCATCAGCCGGGCGCTGTGGTTGACGGATACGAGGAACCTGATACATGGTCTACGGCGTTTTTTGCTCGGGGTTGTGTGGTGGCTCCTGGTGCTGTTGCGGAGGTTTTTGAGCCTAACCGTGATGGCGTGGGGGTTGATTTCACTATCTATTTTCCGCCGGGCGTGAGTGTTGGCCCGCGTGACCGTGTGAAACTGCCGGGTTATGGGGAGCCGTTCGAGGTGAAGGGTTCGCCGCAGAACTGGGGGCGTAACCCGTTCTCGGGAGCGCCGTCGGGTGTGGTGGCTCAGGTTGGGCGGTTCGATGGGTGAATTGAAGTTGAACCGGAAGACCGCCCGTGAACTGTTGAAGGATCCCGGCCTCCTACGGGCTCTGCATGAGGAAGCCGAGAAGATCGCTGCCCGCGCCGGCGACGGTTACACGGCGTCTTCGATGATTGGTCGGCGTCGTGCGCGTGCTTCGGTGATCACGGATTCGTTCAAGGCGATGCGTGATGAGGCTAAGTACGGGACGTTGAGTAAGGCGGCTGGTGGTGGCTGAGTTGTTGGAGTTCCCGAACGCTGCGGTGTGGTTGATCCGTTACTTGGATGCGGCTTTGGATATCCCGGTTGTGGGTGAGGTTCCTTCGACTCGGCCGGCGTCGTTTGTGGTGGTGGAGAACGCGGGCGGTTCTTCGGATAGCCCGGTCACTGATTCGGCTCAGTTGCTTGTTGGTTCCTGGGACGTGTCGAACCCGAAGGCTGAGCGGCTGGCTTCTAAGGTCCGTGCGTTGATTCGTGCCGCTGCCGGGGTGACCGTTCAGGGCGAGTATTGCAAAGCCGCTGACGTGTCCAACCGTCCCGTCTATATCCCTGACCCTGATGCAAGGGTGCCGCGCTACCGGGAAACGGTGACGCTCCGGTTCCGCGGCTACGTGACTAACCCATAAGGAGAGTCGTGAGAATCACTTTCGCTAATAACTACACAACACCAAAGGGCCGCTCCTACCGGGGCGGCTCTACTCATGAGGTGAATGACGCTGATGCGCGTTCGCTGATCGTGCGGGGCAAAGCACGCCCCGCCGAAGTAACCAAGT